CATTGCATTTTTCTTCCTTTTGATGAATAGTTTCGTAATACATAATTTTTTCCATACATCATTTTCTTTTTTTTCTTTTTGTCCATTCCGTACATTATTTGTCTCCTTTGTTTTCTTCGTATTCAAATCTCATTGTGTTGTGCCCTACCATCTCAGAACATTTTTCTTCCTTTTGATGAATAGTTTCGTAATACATAATTTTTTCCATATTTATTCTCCTAAAAAGGAGGAGTCCGAAGACTCCCCCAATTATTGTTAGTCTACAACGTAGAATGCTGAAACTAAAGCTTCAGGTCTAAGAACGTTAGCTCCGTAAACGTGCAATCCTCTAACAATGTCACCGAATGAACTAGGGTCTCTAAGTACCTCAGTTGAGATGATTGTTTGAGCAGTTGCAGTAGAACTAATGTGTCCAGCAAGTACTTTACCAGTAGCGTTACTTGTAGAAGCAACGTTGTTGGATTTGTACATGTCGAACCCTCTTAGTTTTCCACTAGAAACTAGACCGTTTCTAATAGAACCTTGACCAGCGTTAAAGTCAACAGACAATAGTTTAGAACCAGACTGTGCTAACTCTTCGTAGAACGAAGGTGGAGCAACAAACCATCTACCTTCTTCAGGGATGTTTTGGTCGTCCATTAATCTAGCCATTCTAGCCATAAGGTCTATTGCATCTACACCAGTTCCGTCAGAACCTAATAAGTCAACAGAGTTAGTTGCGTGAGCCATAGTGGCATCAGCAGTAGCACTGTCAGAACCTATTACGTGGTCAGGACTTGATGAAGAAACTCCAGAGAACATTTCTGCAATAACAGCAGCATCGTATGAATCTCTAAGAGCATACGCTGCAGATGAAGTTGCAACTTCTTTGAAGTTAACATGCGACATATTAGTTTCAATATCATCTACGATGAATTTGAAAGCTTTCGCTTGGTCTACAACTAAGTTTAACTCTTGGTCAGTTAATTTAGTCGCAGAAGTGTCAGAACCCCTAGTGTAATCCGATACAGAGATTACAGGTTCTTTGATAATCTTTACGGAGTCTCCATAAGCAGATATTTCACCAGCATAGTCGGTGTTAGTAATAGCTTCAACCACAGACGCTTTCCTAAAAAAGTTTAAAACCTTTTTAGAGTAAATCGAAGGTAAAAAGAAACTATTAGTTTGTCCACTTACAGAGTTCGCAAAGTTTGCATTAGTATCAGTTGACGGTTCAAAATATTGAGCCATGATAATACTCCTGTGTATTTATAGTTTATTTTGTGATTCTGCCTTGTTGCATTGCTTCGCTGATTTCACTTTCGTGTTTATCAAACTCAGCCATACTCATTGCAGCAATCTCCTTTTCAGACCAGACCTTTTCGCTTTTAGGTTCTACACTTGTTGTTTTAGTAGATACTATATCAGCAGCAGATTTAGTCTTTTTAGAAGTTGTCTTTTTTGGAGCAGCTTCTATACCTACATCTTTTTTAAATAAATCTAATGCACGACTAGCTAAATCAGGGTTATCAGAGTTATCATAAATCCAATCTTGTATAGACTGGGGTTGCTCTTTTGCCCATGCATGAAAATCATCACTATTTCTAATATCATTAAAATCAGGATGTTTTTCCATTAACCTTTCTTCTGCAGATTGTCTTAACATTTGAGCTTCACGTTCTTGGAGTTGACTAAGTCGTTCTTCTAGAACTTTTGACTTAGATTCACTTTGCATATGAGCTACAGTTTCAACAACCTCAAAAACATCAGGATATTTTGTTTTAAACTCTTCTAGTTCTTCTTCAGTTTTAGGAGCTTGATAAGCTGGTCTATTACTAGCTGCTTCATTTAAAAGCTCTTGCTCTCTGACTTTAAACTCATTAAGTTTACTATCATAATGTTTTTTTAAGTCATCATAACGTTTTTTGTAGTCTGGTTTTTTATAAGGTTCATCCTTAGTAGCTTCCAGATTTTCTACTTCAACATTACCAGTTTGTTCTGCTTCGTTAACATCACCAGATTTAAATAATTTATTTTTTTCTGATGGGTCTTCAAAGTATAACTGCTCTGATGACTGAAAAGGTTTATCATCGCCTTCGTGCCAAGATTTTTTATAATTATAAGGATTTGGCTGTTCCTCAGTTTTGACTTCTTCTGTCATTTTATACTCCTACTCAGGGCTTCGTTTAACAAGGTAGCTGCGTGTGCACTTGCAGGGCTTGTCTTGTAAAGGTCGCCTTTCAGTTTAATTAAGATAAAGTGCCTGTAAACAGGGTAGCTTTATCACCTAGCTTCTAACATGTGGTCTTCCGGAAAGCATAGATTTTTTAATCTCGTCACCAATTAAGTCTTCTTCATCTTGCATTGCTGCTTGAGAATCAACTGTTTCTTTAGTGACTCGAATATCCTGCCTTACTGGTTCTTGTTGAACTGGCATAGCAGTATCTTCTTCTTCCATTAGCCCACCATCTTGAGCCATTTGTCTTCCATCCGCTTGAGCTTCAGCTTGTTTCATTAGTGACATTAAATTGTCAGCTCCTAAAACATCTACTGACTTAGCAGTAAAGACAAACTCTCCATCCGATAACCTTGCAGGTATCGAATCAGAGACTTCCGAGCCCGGACCTTCAACAGGTCCTGAGCCTGAAAATG